CCAATAATAATCCTTTTTGGAGTTAGATGTTTTTTAGTAGTAACTACATTATTGAATTCTTCTGGAATGAGATACCCCTTTAGAGTAACTGTAAAATTAGTTTTTATAATTCTTTCCGAATTTACAGTATATTCACTAGCATCAGTATAACTATCTATTTGAGTCCTAAATTTAAATTTTCCATCTTCACCCCAATATGAACCTTCACTCCAAATAATCTTTTCTATAATTTTATTCATTTGTTCTGTATAAGAAGTCCACACAATAAAATCATATGTTAAAGTTACATAATCAGGTACACCTACAGTATATAATTCTCTTGTTTTATTTAAACCTTGCTGAACAGCAAACTTATCATAACGATTTTCTTGAGTATATTTTCTTTGAAATGTATAAAATAATTTTGGATCTTTTGGATCTAATTTATCAACCGATAGTGAATCATCTTTTTCAATAGACGATCTTTTAAATACTATTAAAGGTATAATTAATTGTTTCTTATTATCTACAAGATATCCAGCTTTTTGTATTGTATTCCACCTCTCAGGATTAGAATACATAATTGGTACTTTAACTGTTTCATCATTTTCAATAACCATCGGTTTTATAACATTATTAAAATAATACATAATGGCTGAGTCTATATCCATCAACCCAACTGATATATTTTTTACTTCATCTTTTTTTCTTGACCTTAAAGTTCCACGATTTATTGCTTTTCTGGCAGAACGGGGAATTGGTTTTTTACGAGCCATTAAATACTCCTAACTCTTTCAATTTGTATAGAACTTTTCCTTACTAAAAATGTGCTAGCAACAACCGATAAATTTTGATCATACATACCACCCACTAACTGATTTTCATTTACAGAACCAACTTCGAAATATGCATAATTCCAATCAATTAAATCACCAATTTCTAGAACCATACTTGCATCAATAAATGATTGTCTCAAAAATGAAAAAGTAGCCATTTGACTATTGTCTGGTCCAAACTCATCTGTATTAAAATCAAAATCTTCAGCAGCTATTAAAGCAGCCACTTGCACCCCATCTTTATATACTTTTTTACCACCAGCTGATTCTCCATACATATTTACTGCTGATTCTTGAAGTGATGGTTTATAAATAACAACTGTTTGGTTTATTATACCATCTTTGCTATTTTGTTTATCGCCAACTAGTTCTCTGCTGACTCTAGTAATTAAATCAACATCACGTTGGGGTAAAAATCTCCCGGCCATTTTATTATCCTATGTAAATTGGATATGGAACTTTAGCTAATTTCTCATTTAAAAATTCCGCTTCATCTTTATCGGCTTCTAAAAGAGCTCTCCTACTTGTTTGTTCTAACATTTCTCTCAACTGAGTAACTAATATTTCCTTTTCAGTAGCAGCTTCAGTTCTGAGTGTATCGCCATCCAAAGAAGTTTCAGCATTTGGTATAGGCAACGAGGCATACTTACTCCTTATAGTTCCCAATAATTCTTTGCAAAGTGCAAGACCATATTTCTTTATCCATTGTTTTCCAACATCATTTATATCTTGAAACAACATATTATTAAATGGTGCATTTGAAAAATCTGTTATTACTCCCTGAGTTGTTCCTTGTAAAGTTGTGTCTCTGTCTTTCTTTACCAAATATCTAAAATGTAATTTGTAGCTACCAACAGGATTAGGAAATATTCTCAGTTTATTGTTTACAAGTTCAAAGGAATAAGCAGATTTTCTTATTTGATCATTAAATTCAATCGCTTGTATTTTCAGTAAGTCAGCGTACATCGGCATCATCATAAACTGAACTGCGGGTGAATTTCGACCCCATCCAAAACTATCTAACATATTATAACTACCATCACCAGTACCAGCATATGGATCAAAATACCGAGTTACAGCAGGTGAAGCTTCATAAAATATTTTTCTTACCTCTATAGAATTACCACTCTCAGACGGAGTTGCCCATAAAGCATCCAAATCATATTCTTGTGAACCACTAGAAATTGATATAGAACCACTTTTAAAATCAACTGTTCCTCCAACTCCCGCTTCTGTACCATATTGCTCAGCTAATTGGATATTTCTACCTATAGTTGGAGTAAGTTTTCTATGTGTTAAATTAGTTTTTGTAGAACCAGAACCTGTATCTTGTCCTTGTAAAGATAATATATTATCTTTAATATTAAATTGATTAACTTGAGCGGAATATTCTGTAATTGCCTCTTCATAACAAGCGTAAAATGATCCTGTCGGCATTTCTATAGCAACTATTGGATATCCCAATCTTCTAGCAGCCCAATCAGCAAATCTATCTACAGAATGGTTTCCTGAGCCAGAAAACACTGTATCTGTATCATAAAATCCATACGGAGTATGTCCAGCCGAAAATGAACTGCTACCTGGCCAAATTGATTCCATTTGTTTTCTCCTAAAAAGGTATAATTATTCAATAATAAATATAAGACGCACAAAAAAAGGGGAAGTAACTTCCCCTTTTTAAGTTGTTCAATTGTTATTCAATTAAACTTGATCAATATGCGCAACGATAACTTTGCCGTAGAATTCAGGACGAACCATCTTCTTAGCATAACGAGTCATCACACCTTTACGCGGAGTAAAGTTCTGAGGATCGTACACCAACGGTGTCATAATCATTGGTACATATGGTGCGTATACAGCGCCAGTCTCGAGGAAATTACTTCCACGGAAACCAATTAGTATATCATTAGCAGTCATGTATGGGTTCTTGTAAACCGTATAACGGTTATTAACTGACCCAACAGCTTCTACACCCATAGCATAGGTTTTAGCAGAAGCGTCACCAGTATTCTGTACATATCCAGAAACAGATTCTAGAACTGTAGCAGTTTCAGGTGAAACAACTATCCAATTAGCACCACCACGTAGTGTTTTCTGATGAATTGCATTAGAAACAGACTGGATTTTAATACCCAATGTCTGATACCAAACTGGTTTGGTATAAGCATTAGATTGTCCACTAATTTCTGTCCATGCAGGTTCACCTGTACCGGAACCATCATACTCAAAACCGACTTTAGCTGACCAATAAGCAGTCTTAGCAGAAGCGTTAGCTTTCAGCATGTCCAAGATTTCCAAATCGATTTCCATCGCTATGTACTCACTTAACATTGCTGTAAGTTCAGCCTCAGCATCAACACTATGGTAAGCGTTCAAGTCCTGAGCAAGTTCTGGTGTCCACACAGCCTTCAGTTTACGAGTCTTAGCGACAATCGCTTCACTTCTTAACTGAATATCGACTTCAGGGATCTCAAGATCATCTGAAGTTGAAGGACCAGGTGTGGTAAAAGAACTTTGTTCAAAATCACCACGATTAGCAGCAATTGGCTGCTGATGGTATTTTAAACCAAACAGTTCATTCTCTGTAATACTACGTTTCATAAAGAAACTAGCCGTAGCTACATTGTTTACATCATCAACAACACTATATGCTGGATAAGTAGCAGTTACGCCTGAACCAGTAACTTCAAAAGCACGTACTCCACTCCAATCTGGACGAGTAAGTAAACCTGCGCCAACTTGAATTTTAATCACTGTTCCAGCAGAGATTGAAGCACTCAACGTTGGTTCAAATTCAACTTCTTTCCAAGTAGCAGATCCAGTGGTTACATTTCCACCAGCCATTGCACTAAGAGAAGCTACAGCTTGATCATTAATTGAATATCCAAATTTGCCTGCGCCATACAAACCACCACTAGGTTCAGCATTAGATGAAGAGGTATTACCCATTACATCAGAACCCTTTTGGTGATTGGCTTGACTGGCAGAACCATATTTGAAGTCCAAGTAAAAAATCAGACCAGAAGGTAGATTCATCGGTTGTACACTAACAAACTCTTGTGCAGCTAATTCACCAAAGATCCTACGGACCAAAGGTAAAGCAACACCAGACCACTCTTCTTTAGAACCACCAGTGCCTGTAGCAGAAGCTTCTTTAATCAACTGCGTTGCCTGGTTTTCTAAAAGAACAGCCATTCCCTGTTTCTTAGTGGAATCTTCGATATCATCTAGCAATCCGGTTGGCTCCCATTTGCCGACTAACTTACGAGTCTGCTTCAGGAGCTCTTGATGAGGGTTGTGACCCGTCATCACTTGACTGAGATTATCAAAATTTGACATTATATGTCTCCCAATTAAATAAGGTTAGCCAATTTCTTAAACCTATCT